TCAGTCGTGAATCCGATGGTAAATCCGGTCAGGATGAGCGAAATGTCGTTGGTCGTATCGACAACCTTTCCGCCGATGAACAGGTCGACAATCTCGTCCGCCATCGCGGTGACCAGGGCAACGGTGTCGGCAACGCACGCCACCTCTACGGTGACGTTCCAAACCGATTTCTTTATCACGCCCGGCTGCGGGATTGCCATATCCGCGCTGGTGATTTCGTAAACCATCACGGGCGTTTCCTGCGTGGCAACGCGCAGCCCGTTGCATACTGGGTAGCCGGTTTGCGTCTGCTCGAGCACCCATTGGATTGCCTTGCTCAAGTTAACGAGCGCCATTGGTGCCTTTCTTCAGCGCGTCTGCGGCAAACTGCAGGACCAAATCCACCATTTCGGAAAGCGCGCCCGGCAGGGCGCCGTCAGCCCAGCTGCGGGAAATCTGCCGACCTGGAACGTGCCGACCGCTGCCCCGATGCTCAAAGCCGTTCTCTAAAAGGTGCCATACCTTCTGCCGCCCCTTCGCCGCCTCGCCGCCCTTGCGCCCGTACCGCACTCCCAGGCGAATGCGGATCGGTGCGCCAAGCCCGGCACCCTGGCGGCGAACGTCGAATTGCGTCGCTTGGGCAATCGCCAGCCGGTGCTTTGCGCTCGGGCCTCGGAAATCGGCGGTCAGCCACCGGCGGCCCATCTCCCCTGCCAGCGGCTTGAATACGCGGCGCGCCGCCTTCTTCTGCACGTTCTCCGCGACGCGAGCAGGAAGCGCTCCCAGCGCGGTCTTGACCTCCTGCGCCTTCAGCGTGAGCTTGAGCTGCGTCATGGTCACGGCATTACCTCCGTCGCTTCGATCTCAAACCGCCGACGCCGCTGGTCGCGGTCGGTCGCGCTCCGGATGGCGAACGTGCGCGCCGTGCCGTAGTCCGTCCAAATCAACCGGCTGCGCGCCGTCAGCTCCGGGTGCCAGCTCGCCAGGATGCGCCAATCGGTCCGCACCGCCACGCCCCGATCATCAATCACCTCGGTGGTATTGGCTTGCTCTACGTGGCAATGCACCACGCCGACCGTTACCCACGCTTCGGAAGCCTGGCCGTATAGATCCACCGTCCGGACGGGGTTCTGCACCTCCATCGGAATACGCAGCATCCCCGTTGGAACGTGGCCAGCCATTAACCGATACCCTTACCGATCATGCTGCAAATCCGGTCCCAATAGGCACCGGGCAGCGTCTGCGTATCGTCCCCGCGTGAAGCTTCCAGCTGGATCGTGCGCTGCAGCAGCGCCATTTCCAGCAGCGGATTCAGCGTATTGCTACCGGCGCTAACCGTGATGGTGAGCGGGTAGGTAAGCGCATCGGGAAACTTCGCGTATTGAATGCCGTTGATAGTCACTAGCGTCAGCGACTGCGTGACGCTCGCGGAATCAACGTAGGTAGCCGCCGTAGCCGGTTGGCGCTCCAGGCGCAGCAGCCGCTCAACGTTGTCCGGCTCGGCGGCAACGTACTGCGTGCGCGTGACCGGATCCGCGCACCAGCCGGTGCGCATTTCCAGCTCGCGCTGCGCCGCTTCCCAGGCAATCTGCAGCGCTGGATCGTCCAGCTGATGGCCCTTGCGGCTCCAGGAACGGACCTTTGCGATATCGATTGCCATTGAATTCCCCTGCAGCGGGGGCCGGGCAGTCGAAACTGCCCGGCCCCGCCACAATGAGAGGACGAATCAGGCGTTGGTGACCTGCAGCTGCACCATCGCCTTTGCGCGGGTGACCTTGCTGTTGGCGAAAGCCATGCCGTAGAAACGCACTCGGGCGCTGGTGGCCTGGCTGATTTCATCGCGCATCATGGACATCAGGCCCCATTCTCGCACGCTAAAGCTATCTCGAATGTTGCCCAGGACCGCGACAACGTTCTTTCCGCTAGTGGCGGTGGAAACGTGCGCGGGGAGGTATTCCGTCACGTAGACCGGAAGGCCCATGAGCGTGAATCCGGCACCAGCCTGGCCGACCGCATCGGCGCTGGGGATGAACAGCGGAACGTTGTTGACCGTCAGAGCGGCAATTGCCGCGTAGACGTCCTGCGGGAAGATCCACGCCGCCGATCCCCAGTAGGCTGCCGGGAGCTTGCTGTAGCGCATATCGCGCAGGTTGGCGAGCGTGGCGCCAGCAGTAACCGCCGCCGCGCGCGAGGTACCACCGCTGGTGGCCGCCTGGATGTTGACGTTTGCGTCGACCTTGAAAATCCCGGTCGGGCCGTTGCTAGTGCCAGGCGTGGCAGTTGTGCTGCTTGAGCCAGGGCCGCCAACGTAACCCCATTCCAGGTTCTTGGCGAGCTGGCGCTGCAGGTTGTCCATGACTTCGGCCTCTAGGTCGAAATCAGACTGCACGATGCTCTGCTTTGAAACCTGCGTATAGGGAAGGCACGCAATCGGATCCAGCGGGACCTCGGCAAAGCCGGGATCGATGGAAACCGCAGCGGTGGTGCTCGTCTGATCGTTGACCGCCCAGGCGCCGGTGTAGCCAGCCGTTTCCAGCGTGTTGTAGCGCAGGACCTGGTATCCCTTCACGCCGGTGCGCAGGTCGGCAAGGTTGCGGACCACGGTGTTTGCATCCAGGTACTTCAGGATTCCGTCCTGGTAGATCTTCGGGATCAGCACGCCGCTGGAGGTGCCGGTGTTGATCTCGCGGCTTTCCGGGGCGCGACCGCCACGGCACCAGCCCAGGAACTGGTCCCGATACTCGGTGGTGCCGATCCAATCGGTGTTGCGCTCGCGGCTCTCATTGACCGTCTTTTCCATCGCGGTGTAAGACGCGAACCGCTCGCGGAGCTGCGCGGCGCGGATCTCGCCGTCCAGCTTCGTCAGCTCGTTCGCGACCTCATGGCCGCGAGCTTCCTGCTCAACGGTCATTTCGGAAGCAGCCAGGATCGAATCACGCTCGGCCAGCAGCGCCTTACGGCGCTCATGCATTTCGGAAACCTTCATCGGATAGACCTCAACCGCAGGATGAGCCGGGGATCCGGCGACTTGGTACGTGCCTCGGCGCTCGTCTGCGGATACGCAGCACCACCGGCTTCAATGATCGAAATTTCGCGCAGCTCAACGTTGCGCAGCGTGCGCTCGTTTCCGTTCCAATCGTCCGCGCGAACGTAGAAACCAAACGACATTTCGGTAAGCACTCCGGCCTCTACCATCGCGCGAACGTCCCGCGCGCGCTGGGTATCCGGCAGCGTCACCTGGTATGCAAGGCCATGACCGTCAGAATTCAGCTGCAGCAGTCCGGATGCGGTGTTGGCTACCAGCTCCCGGCGGTCATGGCCGATCAGCAGCGAAACGTTCCCGCGCTCGAATCCCTCGAAAGCGCCGGGAGCAATCCGCTCAATGAAGGGGCGCCCACCGTTGATGCCGCGCACGGTCAGCGGCTTGCTCGGGGCGTTGTAAACCGCCGCGTAGCCGCCAAGCTTGCCGCCGGTGCTGCCGATGTTGCCGGTGCGCAGCTCAAGCATTGCCGGAATCCTCGGGGTCGTTGTCTGGGCCGGTAGCCGCCGATGCGCCGCCTGGCATGGAAACCATCGGGGTATCCAAGCCATCCACCGGCGCCAGGCCCAGGCGAGCGCGCGCGTCATTGGGGGACATGATTCCGGCCAGCACGAGCTTGCTGAAAGCCATTCCGGCATCCTTCAAGTTGCCGCGCAGCAGAATGTCCGTATCCAGGCGCACGCGCTCGCCGGGCGCGCAGAGCTTCCGCGTAAGCTCCGACTCCCACGCGGATACCCATTGGGTGAGCGCGCCGTCCACGTAGGCGCGTGCCGTCTCAACCTGGCTGGCAAGCGCGCCGCCGCCCTGCTGGTACAGCATCTCGGGCGGCACGCCGAAAGCGCGCGCGATTTCCTGCACGCTGAACTTCCGGCTATCGATGTTGCTGGTAGCCGTCTCCTGGCTGATCTTCTCTGCGGTCATTCCTTCCCGCAGGATCAGGGGACGGGCCGCGCCCTCGGGCGTGGCGTGCATAGTTGCCCAGGCATCGCGGATGGCTTCGACCGTTTCGTCGGCCATCGCGCCCGGGTGCTTAATCGCAACCTTTCCCATGCTGCCCGTATTCACCAGCGCCTTATGCGCGGCATCCTGGGCAGCTGCCAAATTCATGGCAAAGGATGCGCCGTCAATCGGGGAGACAAACCACGCCGGGTTGAGCGGGTCGGGGTAGCAGCCGATATGCAGCACCTGGTCGGCAGCCAGCTGCGTGGTGCCGATTTGGTAGATCGTGCCTCGGTCGGTCAGCTCGCAGCTCGCGGCGTCAGACGGCACCGGCTGCAGCTCCACCACCGCGCCGGACGAATCGCGGCGAATGATGGCAATGCCGTTTCCGGCGGTCAGGGCGTTGCCGGTGAGGTATCGTCGGAATTCGTAGCCCGATTGCCAGCGGCTGGCTTCCCGGGTCAGCAGGTCAATGACGGGGCTATCCGTGACCAGGCTGCCGTCCGCGCGCTCCACGCGCACCGGCAACCGCGCAACGTCATTGGCAATGAGCTGCGTAGCACGGATGACTGCCGGAAGCGTGGTGAGGTGCGGCTGCGCGCCGTCAAATCCGGGCGCCTGCGCGTAGACCACTACGGCATTCTTGAATCCGAAAATGCGTGAGAGAAAGCCCACGCCCGGCATGGAACAAATCCGCCCAGCGCCGTCAAGTGTTTCTATAGCACTCGGAACTATCCGATGACGCACCGGCTGCGCGACAAACCGCCAGCCTCGCGCACCTGGTGATGCTCCATGAGGAGCGCCGCCATATTCCCGGCTACCACGGCATCGGTGTTACCCATGCTGCGGCCCTTTACCGGGCGGGTATTGCCTACGTTGTCCCGCACCAGGCGCACGGAATTCAGCGCCGACCGCAGGACCGGATCCGGTTCGTACAGCAGCTGCTTCGACCGCAGCAGGTCGCACCATAATTTCCAGGCCGGTGCCATCGTCCGGATCGATTGGTCAATCGGCACAATCGGCCAACCGCGCTCCTGCCAGCGCCGAATGTCGCGCGCTTGGGCTGGGTGCGGGTCTACGCCAATCTTTCGAATGTCGTAGGTCCGCATGAGCTGCTCTATCTCGGCTTCAATGACGGTCATATCGTGCCATTCGCCAGGCATTCGCCGCAGGTGGCCTTGCTCTATCCAAACGCCCAACGGGCATTTCGACCGGCGCTCGTCTTGCGCCATATCCGTACCGGCCCACCAGCACATATTGCGCGCCCGGATGTTGTTGCCGTCAACTACGGCCAGGCACAATGCGGTCAAATCAAGCTGCGGACCGTAGCCGCCACGGCTCAAATCCAAGCCGATGACGGCAGAGGCACCGCGCAGACGCCCCCAATCGGCTGGCTGCATTTGCCGGTCCAGGACGGATAGATCCAGGTCGGTGGTGGCTACTTCGTGGTACCGGCACGCCAGCTGCGTCTCAAACTCGGCAATTTGCGCCGGATCGCCGCTCTCCAGCATTGTCTTTGCAGCAAGCTCTAGCTGCGTGCGGTCAATGAGCGTGCCTAGCGCTGGGTGCGCCTTCGGCCAGGCTTCGCTATCGGCGGCCTGGTCATCGTGGTCCAGCCCGTACAGCATGGCGAACCAGCCAGCCGGGAACGGCTCGCCGCTCGCCAGGGCGCGCTCGCACGCATCCAGGTATCCGGCAATTGGCCTGGTGCGCTGCTCGGGGTCGGGCGTGGTGATTAGCAGCGCCTGGCTGGTCGGGAATTTGGCCAGGCCGGTCAGCAGACGCCCGAATGCCCGTTCCATGCGAGCTACTTCGTCCGCCACCACCAGGCGCGCCGTCAGGCCGTCCAGGGCTTTGTCCGTGCATGGGAGGGACGTATAGCGCTGGCCGCCGTGCCGCACCTTGCCTGGGTGCGCTGGCGTGCTTCCGCCGGTAGCGTGCCAATCCGCTGCCGACCCGCCCAGGGTTTCGGTCATCACGGCCAGGCGCTCAAACGTCTTCTGCGCCAGGCGCCCGTCCGGTGCAACCGATGCAAACTCAAGCCGCCCCGCCGGATCCCGCATCGCAGCTGCAATGAGGCTGGCCGCGAATTCCGTCTTACCGTTTCCGCGGGCCATCGTAGTCAGCAGCACTTTGATAGCCGGGGTATCCGACCGGCGCCCGTCCAGGATCCGGCGCGCGCCGATGAGCAGCATTGCCAAGAGGCATTGGAACGGCAGCCATACCAGCGGACTACCGGCGCCAGCCTCGGCGCCCTGACCGCATTGCAGGGCAAACTCACGCGCGGCGTCTGCAGCTGCTTCGTCCCACCAAACGCCATGCGCCGCCGGGTCGGCTCGCATGGCAACGTACCGGCGGCAAGCTTCCCGCACGCGCGCATTCGCTACCGCCGTACCGTCCGCAATCGACTGCGCGTAGGCGTCGGCCTGGGCTGCGCATAGCGGCGGCTTCGGTTTGTGGCTGCGCTTGGGCTTGGAAGGTTTCACGGGCATTATGCGGACCGTTAGGGGTAGTCGAACGTAACTGCTTGCTACACGGGCACCTAGCGTGCGTCTGTTTGGACGGTCCCACAAGCGCGCTCT